TAAATCGGCTTCGTGTAATAAATCATACACTCTGCTCATAATTTCTTTTGCTTCCTTACTTCCTCTATATCTAGAAAAAGATGACACTTCAAGGGTGAAATCACTCCCCTTTAATGTCTTTGTTCCATTATCTACTGATGACCCTACACCAATTTTAACATAGGGAAATGCAGTTGATTCTGGTACGAAATCGTACACATCTGTCACTAAACCTTGAAGAGTTGCATCTTGGTCTAGTTTATCAAATATTGCTTTTTGCAAATTAACACTATGATCACTCATTTGGCTACCTTTTGAATAAATGCTTTTACTCTATTAAAAGTTGCCATCATTATTTTTCCTTGACTCATTTTAAAAGCTGGAAATAAAAATGGTCGTGCTTGCATTTTGCTTGTACCATATTCTAAAAATTTTGAATAACTTGCTCTGCTTTCTACTGTCACAACATCTTGTGATTTTTGTGTCACTCTTATGTTTCTAACCAAATTACCAGTATCACTTGCTGGTGCTTCTCCAGGTGCAGATGCTTTATGTGTTCTTGTTGGATTATATCTTTGATATACTTTACCACTTTTTGGTCCACTTTGAATACTTTTTACTGCTTCTCCACGAATAAGTTGAGCACCACCTTGTATTACTTGTCTCAATTCAGGTTTCATATCTTTGCTTATAGTTCTGAAAGACTTTAAAACTTTATCAAGATTTTTTACATTAATAGTTGCTTGCATTATGTACCTACATTTTCAATTGCTTCTATTGTAATATAATTTTTAAAATCATTCTCATCATTAATTTTAACTATATCAAATGTTCTTGTACCAAATAATATTCTCATTGATGTTGTAATATTATCTCTGTATCTAATTAAAAACTCGTATGTATGTGGATTTTCTACTTGACGACCTGTTTTATCTGAAAATATTTGTTTTCCAGATTTAGGTGTCATTTTAGCAAAAGCAGTTATATGTGTACTTCTACCAGTAGTAAAACCACCATGATTATCTGTTGTTAAATTTGTATTTTGTATTGTAATTTTATTTCTTAATTTTCCTATATTAGAAACACTTGGCATTTTACCCTCCTAATATATTATTTAATCTCATAACTCTGTAAGGTTGTAATAATTGACCAATCGTATAAGGTATTGTATTAGCACTCATAGATGTCACAAGTTCTCTATTTTCGTAAAGATGTGTTGTTAATAATTTAATTGCTTGTATTATTGGTGTAGGAACATCACTAGCACTATTTCCATAACCAGCAACATATTGAACTTCATAAGCATTACCTTGTCTTAATTCTGTTAATGTTGGCCAACTAACACCATTTTTTAAAACTACTCTTGCTTGTGATGAATCTGTATCTGCAAAGTAATTACTTGAAGCAAAAGTAGATGCTGTATTATCATTTGCGTAGTATTTAACATGTGTAATACTTGCTACTGGTGGTTTAGGGAGAACAATATAATCAGCACTATAATTTAAGTCAGGCGCAGTATAAACACCCTCCCTTAACTTTTCATCTACATAATATGGTAATCTGTCTAAAAATAATTGTAAAGTTTGTTGAGTGATTGCTCTACCAGTATATGCTTCAACATTGTTTTGTGCTACCTTAATTAATTCTGCAATTAATGTATCGTCATCACTAGATTCAACTCTCATAAAAGATTTTTGTGTTGATGTAGCAACTGCACTTGTAGTCCAAGCTGTGTGTATTTTTAATCCACTCATTATTAGTCCTTATTTTTTACCAAAAACTTTTTTTAAAACTTTTTTTGTTTTTGATGTTTTCTTTTCCATATCTTTAATTACTTTTTTTTCTGTTTTTGCAATAGCTTTTTCTGCTTGACCATCATTCATAAGCATTGTAGCGATATTCATTTTATTAGTCATATCATATTCTACACCTGCTTGATAAATCATAGTTGCTGACCCTTCTTGGTTAGCACTTGCTTTAACAGTTTCTTTCATTTTAATTTTCATAATATTATCCTCCTTTAAAAATTTTGTAAGAGTAGGGGAAGTTCCACTCTCGCTTTCCTCCCCCTACAATATAAATTATTGGTTAGCTTGTGAGCTTGTAGGAGCAGATAAAGGTCTCCCTTTAACTCCAACTACACCAAAAATAGTTCCTGTACCATGAGTACCACTAAAGTTTAAAACAACTCTAGAGTATCTTTTGCCACCTACATATCCAATAGCATAAACTGCATTACAGTCTGCATCAGCATCAATAGTTTGCCATAGTCCATTTGTTCCTACTGTTCCTCCAGTTACATCTGTGTTAGATGTTACATCAGTGAATGTTACATTGTCGTCAGAATGTTCTAGTTCAATTTCAACTTTGTTCGTTGTACTAAAAGTAATTCCATTCGCACCAACATTTACAACATGAGTCACACTAGAGAAACCACTTGAATCAACACCAGTACAGTTCGTATCGGCATCTTTCACGATAGCATTTAGACTTTCATCTATTGCTATGCTTGACTTTCCATCAAATATCGCCATGATTATTTTCTCCTATATTATTATGTTGTGATTGTTGTTAACGCTTCTGGTAGTATAACTTGACCACCAACTCTACGTCTTGCTAGGTATCTAACATTTCCACTTGATGCTTGTGTGAAAGGGTCTCTCATAATTGATAAATTAATTCTATCAACTATCATATAACCTCTTCTGAAGTCACCAAATAAAACTGGTTTTGCTCCACCAGCAACATCAGGCATATCAGTAGCTTCAACAATCGGGTGTCCCAAAATGTTTGAACCTACACCCATTGAGTATAAGCCTGGTTGGAAAATGTATGCACCACCACCATCTTTCAGCTTTCTTACTGCAGAAACAGTTGATCTATTCATTAAGAACGTACCATTTCTTGTGTATTCAGCTTTAACATTGTGTGCTGCACTAATTAGAGAATCAGCATCAAGGGCTGCACCACCTTTTGCAACATTATTTACATTTGCATTAGATAGTAAACCTTGAGGTTTGCCAACTCCATTACCACTTACAAAAGCAGTACCTTCAGCTTTAGCAAACTGTTCAACAAACTCTGCGTTCATTTCAGCTTCTAAATTGAAAACACTATCTTCAAGTTCTTGTTCAGAAATATCTACCATTGCGTAGTATTCGTGTGCTGGAATTTCTTCCAAGCCAACTGCGTATCCAGTAGTTTCTGTTCTAGCACCTTGTTCTGCAACCCATTGTGCAGCAAATTCGCCAGTTCTTTTTGGAACTTGAATGCTTCTGTTAGTTGTTGATCTTACTCTAGCGAGTGATCGTACAGGCGAAATTTCAACAATCCCTTTGATTATTTCTCTCACATATTCAGGTGGAGCAAGATAACCAGCAGTATTGTCATTAGCAACAGTAAGAACTTTAATTTCTTCTGGTCCTAAATGATCTTTGCCTTTTCTTAACCATGTATCAAAGACTTTTTGTGCTTTTGATTCTACTGGAGAACCTTTGCCAAAATCTGGTCTTGATATAATAGTTTCTAATCTAGCCATTGCTTCTTGGCTTTGTTTTGTAGCATCAGCATTAGCTTTGATACCTTTTTCCAAATCAGCAAATTTATCTAAATCGGCTTCGATTTTTGATAATTTATCTTCAGTGATTGGGTCAGCAGTACCTTTTGCTTCAACTTGCTTTAATCTTTCATCATTTGTTTTTTTGAAAGATTCAAAAGTTTGACCAAGAGTTTCAATCGCAGATTTTACTTCATTATTATCCATAATTGTTTCCTCTATTATTGTTTAAGTTTATCAGCGACTTTGAGAATTAAGTCAGCTAATGTTTGTTTATTCTCAGCATCTCGCTGGTTTAAAGATTCAGATAATGCTTTCGCACCTATCTTTGCCTCTGTCCGAGAAAGTCCTCCTGCATCTCGCAAGATTTTTTCCCACTCTCGAATATTTTTAGCATTTCCTTTAACTGTTTCTATTAATGCACTTTCATTCATTGGGAAAGTCACTAAAGAAATTTCCATAAGGTCAACTTCTTTAAGAGTTCTCACTCCTCTTTTATTTTCGTTGTACCCTTGTTTATCCGGATCTGCTTTAAATCCTATTGACATACCATCTAACGCACCCATTTTTAAAAGTTCGTATGCTTCACGACCTTTCTGTGTACCCATTGCTAGTTGTCCTTTAACAAATAATCCTTTTGAATCTTCATACATATCTGTAAATATTCCAATAGGTTCATCTGTTTTGTGTTGATATAACATTTTAACTTTAGATGCTGGTCTTTGTTCTAATGATTTTGTAAATGCACCTTTTTGCATAATATCATTACCTTGATCCTCATTACCAAATATAGAACCATAACCTGTAAATACACCTTTGGCATCTGATTTTATTTCTGTTTCAAATGTTAAATGTTTTAATTCTGTATCGCATTGACAATTACCATCTACTTCACAAACACAAACACTCTTTTTTGGTTTTTTCTTTTTTGGTTTATGATATTTGTCCTCATCATCTTCATTATAGCCATAAGTTTTGCTAATTGCTTCTTCGTAAGCTGCATGTGTATTACAAGGCATATAAATAGTTTTGCCATCTTTATCCATTGTGTGTACACCTACACAACCAATTTTTTTTGCTTTATCTCTAGCATCAGCAGGATTATCATATTGATCCTCTGTTCTTGCTTCTTTTTCCATATCATCTTCCTCCATAGCACTTGTGTCTATGAATGCTTCTGACTCTGGCTTATTAGGTTTTGCTGTTGAGCCATCTCCTACTTTTGCTTTTGAAGATATAATATCTGTTAATGACTTTATTGCATCTCCCATTTTTTCAATATCACTCATTGTATATTTCTCCTTTTTATCTTTTTTTTTGTAAATGGAACTGCAAACTGCCAGTCTTTGAGTGACATCAGGATATTCCTCTTTGGACTTATCATCTGCCATACATCTTGACATAAACTTACTTCGTTCCTCCTTATCTCTTGGTTTAACTAATGGCATTATTTACCTTTTTTCATTTTCATAATTTTATTACAACAATTTGTAAACCACTTGTACTTATCGTTTGATCTGCAAAGTGCTATACCAATTAAAATTCCAATTATATATTCCATTTTATTTCTCCTTTATTGAAAGTCAGGTGTT